CCTGGGTCAGGATAGTATAGGATACGGGTGAAAGGAATAATTATGGATAGAGACAATTTAAGATATACAAATGTTGTGCTGGAAAGAATAGCAGCAGCATTAGAGGAAACACTACGACTGGTGAAGCTGGACCAGGAGAAGATGGAGAAGGCAAGACTAAGAGAGCCTGATGATATTAAAGGAGACTGGTAATGAAGCGTAGCAGGTACAACCTGCTGCCATATTTCATTGACGATGAACGTAGCCTGGCCAAGCGCCGGGCCTACGTTGCCAGCTGCGAGAAGTTCTTCAAAGGTCTAGGAACCAAGGGCCAAGCTTCAAGCACCAAGCGTCAAGCTGCAAGCTTGACAAGTAAAATTAAATAGAGTATATTTATAGGATAATAAAGGAGAAAGATATATGTTAGTAAAAGACGCCGTAAAGATTACCGATTCGTTAACAGGGACAAGTAAAATGCCGGGCAAGAGTTACTCACTTCCAGCATGGGAATGCCAAACAGGATCCAAGCTTTGGAATAATCCAAAGTCCCCTTGTTTTTTTTGTTATGCTAAAAAAAATAACTATGTAAGATATCCAGCTATTAAAGCGGCTCAGTATAGAAGACTGGACGCTATCAAACACCCGTTATGGGTCGACGCGATGGTTGCACAAATTAAGCGGATGAAGTGGTTCAGGTGGCATGACGCCGGCGACGTACAATCAGTTGAGCATATGAATAAGATCTTAGAAGTTGCAAGACAAACCCCGGACACTAAGCACTGGATGCCTACACAAGAGCGGCCTTACCTGCCAGCTCCTGAAGATGTTCCGGACAATATGATTATAAGACTATCCGCTGCCCGTATCGATGGGTCCGCTGGTAACGCCTGGAGCCATAGCTCAAGCGTGGTGACTGATGGGACCGAGACTTGTCCATCAGGTAAACAGGGCAATAAATGTTTAGATTGTAGAGCATGTTGGAACAAAGACATTAAAAATATTAGTTATGGTAAACACTAGAAAAACTTCTCTCCTGAAGGAGGTCATTAGCCCAAACCAGTCGACGGACTGGCGCGGGCGTGCACCAAGATCCAAGGATCAAGCATCAAGCACCAAGCTTCAATCGCCAAGCTCTTCAAGCATCAAGCGACAAGCGTCAAGCCCCAGGCTGCAAGCTTCAAGCGTCAAGCCACAAGCGGCAAGCTCCCTGATCCGGGAACCACGGTACATGGATATTGAAGAACTTTTAGGGGTACAAGGACCAAGGGCCTTTACTATGATAAATGTGTTCTGATTGTGACGTGTATGGAAGGCAATTTGATGCGGGCTAAAACGAATTGAATTACCCTTTGTGACTTTTAATTCTACAGTACAAAAGTGCCCATTAGTATTATAAACCAATAGATCAGGAGTACCGAGTAAGCTACTATTCTCCAGTCGAATGAGAGAAAATTCTTTAAAATTTCTTTTAATTTGTTGGTAAAATTTAGCCTCTGGACCCATGAGTTTTTTGGAGTAACATCGTCATCCATTATAGTAGTGGTGAGCGTAATTTATCAGGGATAATTATCTTCTGATCTCGTTTTGTTTTCATAACCAAACGATGTGAATGATGGTTTTTACCAGCACCAAATATAGTTTGGTTGTTTTCGTATACTTCCATTAATCTAATTTCTTCTAAGTATCCATTGATCTCTACAAATATAACTGCGTCACTAATGGCATTACCCTGCTTGTCAGTGCTCTTATCTTTAGCAGTGAATGAAGCCAGGAATTGTTGTAAGTCTCTTACTCTCATTTAGATTTTGTAAGTCTTTCTATTTCTTTTTTGTAAGTATTATTATCATACTCTAATTCTTGAACACGTCTAACCAACACCAACATTTTAGAAGATAACTCATCTATTATTTTTTTAGATCCTTCTAATACATTATTAGTTTTAAGCCAATTGGCTTCTTTTTGTTTATAATTCCAAATTTCTTTTTTGTGTTTTTCAATAAGGAAAGCTAAGTCTAGTATAGGGTCTGAATCTTTCATATTGACTTTATAGGATAGTTACCTTAAATTGTCAACATGGGAGTTCCAAAAAGATTAACTGAAATGCAAAAAAGATTCGCTGAATTTTTAATATTTGGTGGACCTGATGGACCTGTTAACAAATCTGAAGCAGCTGAGCTTGCAGGCTACAGTAAGAAAAGATGTAGACAAGAAGGATCTGAGTTAACAAACCCTAGACAATCGCCACTTGTTGTAAAATACCTAGATGAATTAAGAGCTGAAAGAATGTTAAAATTTGGTGTGACTTTTGAAAGTCATATTGCAGAACTAGCTAGGATTAAAGATTTGGCTTTAAAAAAGAATTCTTTCTCTGCTGCTGTAAATGCTGAAACAAATCGAGGCAAGGCAGGAGGATTATACATAGACAGAAAAATAATAAAACATGGGAAATTAGAAGATATGACAGAAGAACAACTAGAAATGAAGATGGCACAGATCGAAGAAGATTACGCTTCATTGTTAAATGACAAAGTTGTTGATGCAGAAGTCATAGAGGATCAATCTGCGTCCTCAGAATCTTCTAATTGATTTTTAAGCATATCAATCATCCAAGGATTATCTCTAAACACACCCATCATAACATTAGTTAATTGATTAACTACAGCCTCTTCAAATTCTGGTTTTTCTAATGGAGACTTCTCTTGATTAAGTCCAGAAACATGGACCGCTGCGTGCATTATTTCATGAAAGATAGTATTAGCCATCTCTTGGCCGCAAAGATCGTGTTGTACCTGTATAACATTTTGTCTGTAATCATATTCTCCAAAGCAATCTGTTAATTCCCATTTTTTATAATTAGGTCTAACATATCTAATCTTAATATCTTTGTAACCAACTCTAACGTTGTTAGGCAATCCGTGTGTTTCAACAGGAAGGGGTTTAGCAAGTTTCTTGAAGTGTTTCGTTTTCTTTCTTATTTTCATATTATGTATATGTATCTAAAAAGTTTGGTTTTTTCCAGTATTTTGTATCGCGCGCGCATAGGCAATCTGAGATTTGACTAAAGTGACAAAATAATCTGTCACATGACACTTTATTTTAAGACATTTTGGCATACATTTTTGTTGTATACCAACACTAATAGTCCAAAGTGACAGAATGACATTATTTCTAGAGTACTTTTTATTTTTTTTTTTAATTCTTTTACCATACATATATAGGGACTACTTTATAATCGTTCTAAACTGTTAATGTGACATAAATACAACACAATTGCCTTAATGTTGCCTTAATTAGTGTTGTGGTACAGTTCATTAAGCATCCTCGTTTTCGTTTTGTTCAACGTGAAATAAATTTCTAATTTGTTCTTTAATAACCTCTACCTGCATGTCATGGTAATCTATACTAAGACTACAGTGGTGTTGTATATCTTCAAAGCTCTTACCAAGTTCAATCCAATTTAAAATCTCATTTAAAATTTCAATTTTGGCTCTGTGTCTACCTTTTGTTTTCTCTAATCTTGCTCTTGTTCTAGCTGCTGGTTCTTCAGTCATTTTGTAAAGTCCTCTGCTTTCATTTGTGTTGTTTTTTCTTTCTGATCATGCATCAACTCGTTGTACATGTCTAATCTTTTAAGAAAAGCATGCTTCCACTGTTTTAATGCAAGTCCTTCAATTTTAAATTCTTGGTAATATAAGTCAGGCGTGCATACCATGATAACTCCCTGTTTGATCTTAGATCCATAGACATAATCGTGGGCCATGGCGTATGCTGCAATTTGCATGTAATAATCTTCAATCCATTCTTCCCGTTTCGGACGGTTACTTTGTTTGAAGTCGACAATAGTTTCCTTATCATTGTGCAAACAAACCAAATCTGTTGAGCCCGCGTAGAGACCTGGATAATGTAACGTGACTTCAGAGCCGTAATATTCCGATACTGGCGCAAGACCCATCTCAATAATTTTGTCGGCCATGGGACGCGCCTCTTGTCCAATCCTTGTAAGATCAACGCAACCAGTTCCGAGGACATAGTGCTCGAGGAATTTATGCATACAGGTACCCCTGCTACTAGAATGATCTTTGATTCGTTCTGCTTCTTGTTCACCAACTTTTGCTTTCCATTTTTTTATAAAATCTTGATTTTTTGT